ATGTAGATGTAGGTGCTGCCGTTGGCGTTGTAGTCTGCATCTGTGGTGTTAAGTTGGAACCCCGTCGCAGTTGGCGATACGAACGTGCCAGTCGTTTCTGCGGCTGAGAGATTAGGGTTAAGCACCGAGTCAGTGCCGCCGACAACGAAACCACGCATATTGTCGATAAGATTCCAATTTCCTAAACCATTAGTGCGCTTAATAAGCAGCCATTGCGGCTCCCAGCCAAGGCTGACAACAGGTCCAGTGGTTGAACCATTCCCAGTATAAGTGTCGCACGCAATCAGCCCATCGCTGCCATCACCAGACGGCCCTAGCGGATCGTGGGCGAAGAGGTAGGCAACGTAATTGCTGCCAGAGCCATTGACGGTGAGTGATGTTCCAAGAGAAAACTCAGTGGCAGTAGCCGTTGTGCTGTTCCAACGGGTTGTGCCAGTTGTTTTCGCCGCAGTCGTGGAAAGCACTAGGTATTCAGTGTTGGCAATGCTGCGATGATATGCCTGCGCGCTATCAGTATTATTTAGCCGCTTAATGATGATGCACCCCGGAACGACACCAAGATCGTGCAATACCGTGCGGTTAACGCCAGTCCCACTATACGTCACCACATCAAAAAAGCGTCGAGCCTGACGGAAAGTCCATGAGACATTGAGTAGGCCATTTCCATTTGCAACGGCAGAGCCTATGCTAAACCCGTTAGAATTAAAAGAAGTTAATGAGGTTGCGCTTGTTTGCTCTACTGCAGATGAGTCGCTTGTGACGTATTTTGTTGCTCCACGTTCCGTGTCAAACAAAAAATTCTGTGTGCCAGTGCTGCCACGCGGCTTAAGCCAAACCAGCCCACCCTCACCAGCAAGATCAATTCCGTTGGTGATCGTCTGCGTGGAGCCGTTGCCAGTGTAGAGATACGTCGAGAACACGTCCTCAATCGCAAGCAGTTCAGCCGCCGCTGTCGCCTTGAGCAGTTTTGTCTTCAGCATCACGCATTCCCCACGCGAGCGCCGTAGACCTGTGTGCTGACCTTGAACAGCACGATGACCGTGTAGCCACTCGTGTTAAGCGTAGGGGCCACGCCGCCATCAGTTTTCCACACTACGCCAGAGCCGCCGAATGTCGCATCCGTCCATGTCAGCGTGTAGGCCGTGCCGTCGTCAACCAGCAATGTAACAGACTCGCCAGCAGCAAAGTTTGTTGCTTTTGGTGTGCGGGCTGCACCCAATGTGATTAGTTGAATGGAACCATTAGACGGATCAATTTCAAATGCTGCACCATCACTGATTGTGTAGATGTCTTCTGTGATAGCACCAATGATAACAGGATCAGTAAGCGTTTTACTTGTTAGCGTTTCTGATCCAGAAATAGATGCCTTAGCATTAAGTTGCGTTTGGATGGCAGATGTTACACCATCAACATAATTCAGTTCAGTAGTAGATGCAGTAACGCCATCGAGAATGTTTAGTTCAGCAGTAGATGCAGTAACGCCATCGAGAATGTTTAGTTCAGCAGTGCTAAGTGTAGCCCCATCAAGAATGTTAAGCTCTGCAGCAGTTGCTGTCAAGCCAAGATTTTGCAGTGCAGTAGGTGCATCATTAAGATCAGACAGGTCATTTGTTACTTGCAGGAATTTGCCATCTGCAGTAGCTTGAGTGTACGTGTTTGCTACGTTGAACGCGCCATATCCAACAATGTCAATTGTGTCATTGAGTGCAGCACCAGTAGACAGCACAATGTTTGTGCCACTTGTTGCAGTAAAGTCTGTGCCTGCAAGCAGCTTTACGCCATTGAGATACACATCCACAAAGCCTACATCATAGTTTGCACTAAACGTAGTCTGGCTTGCAGTGGCAGTATATACAAAGCGTTCAGCAGTTCCATTGACAGCCGAGCCTGCATTTTTCCATGCTACACCATCATACACGCGCATTGTATTTGTTGCAGTGTTGAAATAGAGAGCACCAGTGATAAGAGGATCACCATCATTATCAACAGATGGTTCAACAGCTTTAGCCCCAAGATAGCGATCATCAAAGCTATCATATGAGTTAGCAGCAGATGTAGCACTCGCAGCAGCGGCAGCGGCACTTGCAGCAGCAGAAGTGGCAGAGCCAAGAATGCCATCAACATAAGTTTTGTTAGTAGCGTCGTTACCACTAGTAGGTGTACCAAGACCAGTGATCTTGTTACTACCCATAGCAATATCACCCGTCATGGTTCCACCAGACAGGGACAGTTTAGTTGCAATGCTATTAGCTACAGTAGTAGCAAAGTTAGGATCATCGCCAAGTGCAGCAGCAAGTTCATTGAGTGTATCAAGTGTGCCGGGAGCCGAGTCAACAAGATTACTTACAGTAGTATCAACATAACCCTTAGTAGCAGCGTCAGTAGAATTGGTGGGAGTAGCAAGGTTAGTAATTTTGTCATTGGTCATGTCAATGACGCTAGTAACTGTAAGTGTTCCGCCAATGCTTACATTGCCAGTTGTGGTAATTGCGTCAATGTATCCATGCGACCAGTAATTGCTGGCATCACCGATAGTGTATGTGCTATCGGCAGACGGAATAAGATTAGACGCAACATCTGCAGGAATTGTTACAGTATTGCTACTAGAGTTACCAAGAGTAACGTTACCAGTAACACCAAGAGTGCCAGCAATGGTAGCATTCTCATCTACAGTCAGTGTGTCAATTTTGGCTGTGCCATCAAGATACAGGTCTTTGAACTCTACAGCACTAGTACCAAGATCAATATCATTGTCAGTTACAGGAACAAGCGCACCATCCTGTAGGCGCATTTGTTCTACAGCAGCACTAGACACCTCAACAAAGAACTGCACACGATTATTTGTGCTATCAATTACAACTTTGTTGTAACCATCGGTATCCGCAATGAGGGAAACGTACGCACCTTCAGTAGCACTGCCGTCATGCTTGTGACCAGATGCAACAAGAAAGGCATCACGCAGAGCATTAAACTCAGCATTAATGGGAGCAGCCTTGATGACTTCGTTAGCAACGATATCCGCTACTGACTGCCGTGCGTAACCTGCCATATTTTATCTCCGATCTCCAACCCCGAAGGTGACAACAAGTCCTTGAATACTGTGACTTGCATCTTGTCCATTTGTAACAAATCTAAATGACGCAGCAAAACCAGAACCTGCAATATTAGTTCTAACTACAGGAGATGGATTGCCATCAAAGATAGCAGTGCTATCGTATAGTGCCTCATTATAGTACGCTGCAGCACCTGTAGTCGTAAGTGTATAGTTTGCAGGGCTGAGTGTAAAGAAGTCTTCATAATCATAAACAGTAGACAGGACAACAGTATTGTCGCCTTCTGATCTCATGTATGTTGCTATTTCATAGAAGATTTTACGCTGTTCAGGGTCTTCCATATGAAAGTATGGAGTTTGGTAAAGGCTAAAAATATCTGTTCCAGCAAAACTGTTACCACGTTCTTGGCGATAAACTTTGCCATCTGTTGCTCCATGAATTACATACTCGTCTTGCCCAATGTAACCACTGTCTGCACAAGAGGCTGAGATGCCGAGTAGTTGTCCATACTCAAAAGAGATGCCATTTTGGTTCTGCCTAAACCCACCAATGATACCCTGATTATCTGCGGCAGCAAAGAAGTAACGGAACTGAGACTTTTGTCTCACAACTACAGCATTCAATCCTTCAAGGTCAACCTCAAACACAATGTCAGTAAAGACAGACTGAATGTCCTTAGACACAGTTTCAAGGTTAACGTCACCAATTTTATCTGTTCCGCTAACAGGACGCAAGCCATCTTGGGACAAAAACAACAGATCGCCACCAATCTCGATGACACTATCTGATGCCATGCAGCCAAGATTGTTTGTAACATTCTCAAGCACAAAGTTGGCGATGCTGTTGCCAATCAGCTTCTTGATATTGTTTGTGCCAAAGATGTATAGTGCATCACGAAACGGTTTAATCTGAACAACAGGAAAACCTACATTGATAACACCAGCACCATTGGCAGGACTAAAGTTGGTTTCATCATAGGGCGCACTGAAATACAGATTGTAGTTTTCTGCAGGATCGCCAGCTAGAAACAAATGGTTCTGAAACACTGCGCTATACTTAGGGTCAGTAGGCGCATTACTATCAGTAATCTGCGTATACGTTGTACCATCATAGGTAGCTGCAGGATTAATGCCATCAGTCAAAACAACTTTAGGCATACCCCAATTCAGCCGAGTAAAACGAACTTTAGTAACACCTACCATAGTAGGCGAGCCACTGGTTGTTACGGCAGTCCACACATTCTGTGTTGCACTTGCAGTAACAGTAGAGCTAAATGCAGAAACGCTACCAGTGATAACATTGTTTGCTGCAAACACATTAGACGGATTAACGCCAAAGTTTACAACAAGGCTGTTAGCAGATTTAGATATGATTGTTCCAGTTGCAGCAACAGGAGTAGGATCACCTGAACTCACAACACCAGTAAGAGTTTCGCCTACAGTAAAGCTAGTGCCATCACCCGGAGTAACATTGACAGTATAGTAGTAGTCATACCAATGAAGGTAGTTATTACCAGCAGAAGGTTTACGGCAAGCAAGAATGCCATTCTTGATGCCATTCGCTACACACACACCAAGAACAGAGCCTGTGCCAGTAACAGTGCCATAGTCATTGCTGTAACCACTGATACGACGATAGCCACCAGTAACGGCAGGCTCATAGTTAATGAGTTTAATAGCACTGCCGGGACTAATCTCACCTTGTGACAGCACATCGCGGCTAGTGTTCAAGCCACCAGCACAAAATACTTTGAATGATGCGAGATTATCAACCATTAGTTAAGGTGGCTGTAATACTTAAACGGACGTTCAATGTATGTGCTACGAACATCAATGGGATCATCCATCAACAGACGACGCATTGTACGAATGCCCTGCTCAAAGTTATTCTGATGCACAACTGCACTTTGCTCATTAGAACGATG